AGTATTAGCGTAGATAAAATTTCACTTGTCAAACGATATCCAAAGTGGTATAATAGTTATTAAGTTTCAGTATATGACCCTTTTCTTCAACCTTGGATTGCTTGAGTCCACAACACAGTGCGACTCTACAAAATTAGTTGAAACTTTAAGATTGCATTTTATTAGAAAATCTATTCCTAAAAACCAATACAGTAAAATCAAGCCGATTTTTAGCTTAAAAGGTAATAGTTTTCTAATAAACCCTGCACTTTTATTTACTGATACTACAACGGATATTGTCTATAAAGCACAATACATAAGGTTAGCGGGGCGTAGAAACTACGCCATATATAAACATTACGGTTATACATATCTAGACCTATCTTTTTATTCAGATATTGACCTAAACGCAATAAAATCAAATCCGCTACTAAAAATAACAGAAAACAAAATTCACTTCAAATACGAGGAAAAATAAAAAATGGCACTTAGTTTTAAAAATACCAAAGGTAAAGCACAATCAAACAAAGTCGAATCTTACGAATACAAAGATGGCGAAAATACAGTCCGCTTAATTGGCGGAGTTCTTCCACGATACATTTATTGGCTGAAAGGCACTAATAACAAAGATATTCCAGTTGAATGTTTGGCGTTTAGTCGTGAAAAGGAGAAGTTCGATAACATTGAGAAAGATCATGTTACTGAGTATTTCCCAGAAGCAAAATGCTCTTGGAGCTATTCTGTAAATTGTATTGACCCTAAGTCGCAAAAAGTTGTTGCTCTTAACTTGAAAAAGAAGTTGTTTGAGCAAATCGTTACAGCGGCTGAAGATTTAGGAGACCCTACTGACTATGATACTGGTTGGGATGTTGTATTCAAGCGTGTAAAGACAGGCCCTCTGCCTTTTAATGTTGAGTATACATTGCAAGTTTTGCGTTGCAAAGCCCGCCCACTGACCGCTGAAGAGCGTGCTATGGCAGATGCTGCTAAGAATATTGATGAGAAATTTCCTCGTCCTACAGAAGCAGATGTAAAAGCCTTGTTGGAGAAAATTACTACCAACAGTGAAGAAGACGGCGAAGCCGAATCTTCTGAGCAAGAAGCTGTCAAAGAATTAGGTTAAAAAACTAAAGCCCGCTAAACTATTTGCTTAGCGGGCTTTTCTGTCTCAAGGGCACTATGAAAGTATTATTTACAGCTGACGTTCACATTAAGTTGGGTCAGAAAAACGTACCTATTGAATGGGCTAAGAATAGGTTTAATATGCTGTGGCAGCAGCTAGAAGAATTGCAATCAGAATGTGATATGTTTATTATTGGCGGCGATGTTTTTGACAAACTTCCTAATATGGAAGAACTGGAAACATATTTTGATTTGGTTAATCACTGCAAGATTCCCACAATTATTTACGCTGGTAATCACGAAGCAGTTAAAAAAGACACAACGTTTTTAACTAATTTAAAACAAGTTACAAACCGACTAAATCCCAAAGTAGAAATTATTGATGAATTCTGGTGTATTAAATCAGCAGATATTGATATTATTCCTTATAATCGGCTAAAAGAGTTTGAGAAAAGTCCACGAGAGTTTCACGGAAGAATTTTGTGTACTCATGTGCGCGGAGAAATTCCTCCACACGTTAAACCAGAAGTTGACTTAGAACTATTTGCTCGCTGGGATGTTGTTTTAGCAGGCGACTTGCACTCATATGAAAACTGTCAAAAGAATATACTCTATCCTGGCAGTCCCGTTACTACTAGTTTCCATCGTCATAACGTGGATACTGGTGTTATTATACTGGATACCAACGATCTAACACACGAGTGGCGTAAACTAAAGCTACCTCAGCTTATTCGTAAAACAGTAGCCGTACACGACCATAAACCTCAAACTGACTACGATCACACAATTTACCAAGTTGAGGGCGATATGCAAGAACTTGGCGAACTCGAAGATTCAGAGTTAATTGATCGCAAAGTGATTAAGCGGGATACAGATTCCGCTCTGATCTTAGACAAAGAAATGTCTATGTCAGAAGAAATCCGTGAGTATCTTGCATATATTCTAGAATTGCCAGAAGATACTATTGAGAATGTATTAAAGGAATTTCAAAATTATGCAGACAAAATCGAATCAGAATAAAGCCGAAGTTTGGTCACAAACTAACTGTCCTGCTTGTCAAGAAGCCAAACGTTTACTTACCTCGTATGCTATTGAATACGATGAATTTATGATTGGTGCTGGCACATACAGTAAAAAAGATTTAATTGAAAAAGTGCCCAACGCTCGCTCAGTTCCACAGATTTTCCTTGGCGGTGAATATGTGGGCGGCTTACCAGAACTAAAGAAAAGACTAGCAGTAAATGATAACTATAAAACAACTACGATGGGCTAATGCTTTTAGCTACGGAAAAGATAATAAAATTGATTTTGTTGCAGCTCCACTAACACAGTTAGTAGGTCGTAATGGTCATGGTAAAAGCTCTATTGCTCTTATCTTAGAAGAAGTATTGTTTAATAAGAACAGCAAAGGTATTAAGAAAGCAGACATTCTTAATAGATATGTTAAAGAAAAGTCTTATACTATTGAACTAGACTTTAATCGTGATGGTACTAATTATACAATTAAATCTAGTCGTGGAACTGCTCAAACAGTAAAGCTGTTTAAAGAAGGCGTAGACATTAGCGCACATACTGCAACAGCTACTTATAAAATGATTGAAGATATTTTAGGCTTTGATCACAAAAGTTTTGCACAGATTGTTTATCAGTCTAATGCTTCAAGTTTAGAGTTTTTAACTGCTCCTGATACTGCACGTAAAAAGTTCCTTATCGAAATTCTTAATTTAGGTAAGTATACTCGTGCTGCAGAAGTTTTTAAAGAAGTATCTACTCAACTAACAAAAGATATTGCTAGTGTGCAGTCTCAAGTTAATACTGTTACTAGCTGGTTAAACAAGTACGAAAAGACTGATTTAACCTTAAAAGAAACCATAGCAGCACCCGAACTAGATACTGGGTTAATAACTGAAGCTGCAGCATTAGAATCTAGTATAAACAGTATTGAGTCTACTAATAAAAAGATTTCTCAAAACAATACTTACAAGCAGTTACAGTTAAAAATTAAATTGCTACCAATTCCTGAAAAACCTGAAGAAGGCATTGAGGGATATCAAGCAGAAGTAGCAAAACTATCTAAAACAGTAAGTGATGCTCAGTCTTTTGTTAAAAAGATGAAAGCACTGCACGGAACTTGCCCTACCTGTTTAAGTGAAATCAATGAAGCCAAAGTCACAGAGTTAGTATCTGAAAAAGAATCAGAAGCTGAGACAGCAGAATTATTGTCAGCAGAATATAGCGGCAGAATATTTAGTTTAAAGAATCAAAAAGCTGCTTGGTTAGAAGCTCAGAAATCACAAGAAGATTGGGAAAAGTATCATTCCCTAATTGATACAGAATTACCAGAAACATTACTGGACAAACAAACACTACAGCAACAGTTTACAGAGTTGCAAAATTCAATTGCTTCTGTTAAACGTAAAATTGTTGAAGCAGAACAGCACAACAAAGAAGTAACCGCACATAACACTAAAGTAGATCTAGTATCTAAACAATTGGTTGATATGAACCAAGAACTAGAAACTTATAGCAGCAAATTGCACGAATTAAGTGAAAGAATGAGTATTTTAAATGTTTTAACAAAGACATTTAGTACAACAGGTTTAGTAGCATATAAAATTGAGAGTTTAGTAAAAGACTTAGAAGATATTACAAATAAATATTTGGTTGATCTAAGTGATGGAAGATTTCAAATTGGTTTCAAGATCAGCGCTAGTGACAAATTAAATGTTGTTATTACTGATAATGGAAAAGATATTGAAATACTAGCTCTTAGTGGTGGTGAGAAAGCAAGGGTTAACGTAGCTACTTTGTTAGCTATTAGAAAACTAATGCAAACATTGTCCAGTTCTAGAATCAATCTACTAATACTGGATGAAACTGTAGAAACACTCGATACTGATGGTAAAGAAAAGTTAGTTGAAGTGTTACTACAAGAAGAACATTTAAATACTTTCTTAGTAAGTCATGGCTTTAGCCATCCCCTACTAGAAAAAATTAATGTTATTAAACGTAACAACATATCCCAAATAGAGGTATAATATGATTTTAGAAGAAATTGACGGAAACGTAAAAGTTGTCCTTAATGGAAAAGCATTAGCAGTAGGCGACAGTATTGAAGATAGCCAGCACCCACTGGTAGCAGTGATTGGTAAAGGCAAAGCAACTTTCCGAGTTGACTCTAGCTGTACAATTGATGTTAACGGCGTAGAAGCAGTTGTTGAAGAAGCTGCTGCACCTGCCCCTAAAGCAATCCCTAAGGCAGCTCCAGTAGCTGAACGGGTTACCCCAGCAGTGGAAACTCCAAGTGAGCCTCCCAAAGAAGCGTAATGGTCGTAGACGCTAGAGCCAAAGGTGCTAGAACAGAAACCACAGTTCGTGATCTGTTAAAAAAGCACACAGGTTTAGCTTGGGAAAGAGTGCCTGGATCAGGTGCTCTTGACCCTAAACATCAGCTTAAGGGCGATTTATACGTTCCTGGGCGAACCAACCTTTGGTGTGTAGAAGTTAAAGGCTATGCGGAAGATCACCTTACTTCACACTTACTAACATCCAAGACTCCGCAACTAGTAGAATTCTGGCAACAGACTACTCGTCAAGGCACTCAAGTAGGCAAAAAACCTCTGTTAATTTTTAAATTTGATCGCAGCAAAGTATTTGTTGCTTTTGACGAAATGCCTAACTCACAGAACTATCGTTGCCTTTACTACAACCACGAAGATCATGAATTCTATGCAGCATTGCTCGAAGACTGGTTAAAGTGGGAGCAGCCAGTATTTGTAACTTGACAAAACAGCTAAGCAGTGGTATAATAACAGATTAACACACAAATAATATGTCAAAAACATTCTCAAAAATTACCGAATCAAACAATACTCTGCTAGTTGTTGACTCACTTAATCTTGCATTTCGCTATAAACATAGTGGTGCTACAGATTTTGCTGAAGACTACTTACGCACAGTTCAAAGTCTTAAAAAATCATACAAAGCATCTCATGTAATTATTGCTGGAGATATGGGTTCAAGTTCTTATCGCAAAGCCATTTACCCTGAGTATAAACAAAATCGTAAAGATAAGTTCGAAAACCAAACCGATGCTGAAAAAGCAGCGTTTGAATTGTTCTTCGAAGACTTTACAAAAACACTAGAACATATTGCTGACAACACAGATTTTCCAGTTCTTAGATTCCAAGGAGTCGAGGCTGACGATATTGCAGCATATATTGTATCAAAAAAATCAAAACTTCCAGTTGACGATATCTGGCTGATTAGTTCAGATAAAGACTGGGATTTATTAGTTCAACCTAACGTATCAAGATTCTCTTATGTTACACGCAAAGAAATTACAGTCGATAACTGGAATGACCATTATGACTTTAATCCCGAAGATTACATTAGTATCAAGTGCCTTACTGGTGACAGTGGTGATAATGTTTTTGGCGTCCCTGGCATTGGGCCTAAGAGAGCAGTCGGCTTGGTTAATGAGTATGGCAGTACCTATGACATTATTGCAAGCATCCCTATCTCAGGTAAATACAAATATATTCAAGCCTTAAATGAATGTAAAGATCAACTAGAATTGAACTATAAATTAATGGATTTAGTTACCTTTTGTGAAGAAGCAATCGGTACTGAAAATTGTAAACAAATTGACGAAACCTTAGAGTTATATTTAAAATGAACGGAACAACATTAAACGGTGCTTTTATAACAAGCGGCAGTGTATACAGCTGTGCTTTTACATTAGATTGCCAAGTAAAGCCAGGCGCACAACTGCCACAACGAGCACACCACAGTGATGCTGGGGCAGATTTGTTTTCATATGAAAATTGCGAAATCTACCCAGGCGAGCAAAAACTTGTTGATACGGGTATAGCAGTCAAAATTCCACAAGGCTTTGCAGGCTTTGTATATAATAGAAGCTCTCAAGGAAAAAAGGGAATTACTATCCCTCACAGCGTAGGCGTGATTGATAGTGGTTATCGTGACACAATTAAAGTTTTGTTAAAAAATATCGGTGATGACCCATATAAAATTACAGCTGGTGATAGAATTGCCCAGTTGGTTATTCAGAAGGTTGAACTAGTACAGTTTAAAGATATTTGGAACGACTCTACCCGAGGCACAGGAGGCTTCGGTTCAACAGGAACATAAAGGAAATCATGGCAGTATCAACTAGAGCCCAAGTAATCACACGTCGTACATATAATCGTCCAGTTTCAGACGACGGAAAACAATTTGAAACATGGCAAGAAACAGTAGCCCGAGTTATTGATCACCAAGAATGGCTGTGGCAGCGCGCCGCTGGTCGTGATCTAACAGACGAAGAATACAGCGAACTTTATGATCTTGAACAGCTGATGCTGGATCGTAAAGTGGCTATGAGTGGTCGCACACTTTGGCTTGGCGGTACAGATGTAGCTAAAACTCGTGAAGCTTCACAATTTAATTGCAGCTTTACTCACGTAGAGACTGTATATGACGTAGTAGACTGCTTATGGCTTTTACTGCAAGGATGCGGAGTAGGATTTAAACCTATTGTAGGCACATTAAACGGATTTTCAAAACCAATTAAAAATATCCGTGTAGTACGAAGCACTCGTACTGCTAAAGGTGGATTAGAGCACAATGTTGAAACATTCGATGAAGAGACTAAAACCTGGACAATTCAGGTTGGAGACAGCGCAGAAGCTTGGGCAAAGTCTATTGGCAAGCTGCTTGCGGGTAAGTATGCTGCTGATACTTTGGTTCTTGATTTTTCACAATTAAGACCTGCTGGCGAAAGGCTAAAAGGCTATGGATGGATTTCAAGTGGTGACTCTGCTATTTCAACTGCATACGTGGCTATTGCAAATATCCTCAACGGCCGTGCTGATAGTTTACTCACTAGGATGGATATTCTCGATATTGTTAATCATCTTGGTACCATTTTATCTAGTCGTCGTAGTGCGGAAATTGCTCTGTTCGACTACGGACAGCCAGAATGGGAAGAGTTTGCTGTAGCCAAGAAAGACTGGTGGTTGTATAACAATAGTCATCGTCAGCAATCTAATAATTCATTAGTATTTAAAGAAAAACCACTAAAAGCTGACTTGCAAAAGATTTTTGATCTGATGTTAGAAGCAGGTGGTTCGGAACCAGGATTTATCAATGAAGTTGAAGCTTTACGACGTGCCCCTTGGTTTAAAGGTGCAAACCCCTGTGTTGAGATCTTGCTTGGAAACAAGTCATTCTGTAACCTTACAGAAACCGATATTGCCAAGTTCAAAGGCGACACCGCTGGACTTCACAATGCCATTCGCTTGGCCGCTAGAGCCAACTACAGACAAACTTGCGTTAACTTACAAGACGGGATTCTACAAGAATCTTGGCACTTAAACAACTATTTTATGCGTTTGTGCGGAGTAGGTTTAACAGGTATTGCTAAACGACCCGATATGAATGGTTACGACTATGAGTATTTGAAGCGTACAGCAACTGGTGCTGCTATTGGCATGGCTCAAGAACTTGATCTGCCTAGTCCCAAAAACATTACTTGTGTTAAACCTAGTGGTACACTGTCCAAAATTATGGACACTACCGAAGGAATTCACAAGCCACTAGGAAAGTATATTTTCAATAATGTTCAGTTTAGTAAATTTGACCCTATTGTTGAAGTATTGCGCGCTGCTAATTATAACGTTGTTAATCACCCCACTGATGATAGTGGTGTACTTATTACATTCCCTGTTGAGTGGGCTGATGTGCCTTTCCATAAAGTTGCTGGAAAAGAAGTCAACCTTGACACAGCGGTCGAACAACTCGAAAAATACAAGTTGATTCAGACTTCATGGACTCAGCAAAATACTTCAGTAACAATTAGTTATGACCCTTCCGAAGTTCCCGCAATCATTGACTGGTTGTTAGATAACTGGGATTGTTATGTGGGCGTTAGTTTCATCTATCGCACAGACCCTACTAAAACAGCTAAAGATTTAGGATACTTGTACTTGCCGCAAGAAGTTGTCGATGAACAAACTTTCCGAACATATGTTCAACAACTTACTCCTGTATCGTTAGAAAATGCCAATAGTTTCGATGAAATTATGGGCGAAGACTGTGCTACTGGAGCTTGTCCAATTAGGTAATATATGGAACAAGAAAAAGACACAATCATAACACTAAAAGTTACTGTCGAAGAAGCAAATACACTTTTAGCGGGACTACAAGAATTGCCTGCTAAAAAAGCCAATCCATTAACTAATAAATTAGTAAAGCAAGCCCAAGAGCAGCTCCCAAAAGAGCAAGTCTCAGAAGAGTAAGCAAAAAGAAGCCCCCAAGTTTAATAGCTTGGGGGCTTTTTCTTTTGGGAATATAATTTTGTAGTAACTTGCATTTTAATTCCTGTACCCATAAAACTAAGGTTGTAATATAGTATCAATAATGCTATAATAATTACAGCTAATAAACTTTAAAGGAATAAAATTATGGCAACAATGAGACCTTATTTGGTATATACATATAACCAAACTGCAGATAGCGATAGTGAAGAATACAATGATGAAGCTACTATGGTTGAAAACAATCTAGAAAGCATGCGACGAGCTATAGAAGGTATAGATGAAATAATTAATACTAAAGATAACGTGCCTGAGTGGGTGCAAGAAAAAATTGCGGTAACTAAATCAATGTTGCTTAGCGTATGGAACTATATGGAATCCAAGAAAAGCAAGCAAAATGGAGCTGCCTAATTTTGTAGCTTGGAGTTCTTGATTTTACGGAATATAATTTTGTAGTAACTTGCATTTTAATTCCTGTAGCCAGAAAATTAAGGTTGTGTTAATATAACAATCATGTTATAATTATTACAGTTGCCAAAATTCTGGTAACAATTTTAAAATTTAAAAGGACAAAGATATGGCAGAAGTAATGACACCCGGTATGATTATGGGTATGGGCGGTAGTGGCGGCGGTGACGGTTTGTTTGGTGGTGGCGGTGGTGGCGGATTGATCGGTGGATTGATTTTGGGTAGCTTGTTGCGCCAAGGCAACAACGGACTTTTTGGCGGTCAAGGCGGAGATGGCGGTGCTGCTGCTGGAGCATTGTTACGCAGTCCTCCAGAACAAGTAACAGCTAATATGAGCTTAATGCAAGCTATTGGTATGGTAGACAAATCAGTAGCAGTAAATGCTGCAACTTTTGAAGCGTCACAAGCTAATCAAAGCTTAGGTCTTACAAACCAATTAAACAACACTACATCTAGTTTAGCTACACGTATTGCTGATGTTAATCAGAACGTAATGGAAAACCGTTACGAGTTAGCTAAAGATATTGCTGCTGATGGAGACAGAACTCGTGCACTGATCGTTGCACAGTACGAAGCTACATTGAATCGTCAACTTGGTGATGCAAACGCAGAAATTATTGCACTGAGAAGCCGTTCAGCTCTTGATGCAGCTACTAGCGGTATTACTCTTACAAATACCAATAACATCAACCAGATGCAACAACAATCTCAGCAACAAGCTCAATACTCACATTTGGCACAGTTAATCTATGGCTTAGGTCAAAACATTACCAATGGTGCAATTAATGTTGGTTCAGGTACATTGACAGCTAACCCAACAAACACAAATACTAGCATCCGCTAATATTTAATGTGTTTAACAAGCCTCACAGCCACAAGTTGTGGGGCTTTTTTTATAAGGAATAAGAATGTTATTTCAACAAACAATAATGCCAATTCCTCCGCCGCCGTTTTTTCCTATAATCCCATATGTTCCTGATCATGACTTGTTTATTAATAGTATTGTTGGTACAGGTACAGTAGGACCCCCAGGACCCCCAGGACCCCCAGGACCCCCAGGACCAAGTGGGCCGCAAGGTGAGCCAGGAACGCAAGGTGAGCCAGGAACGAAAGGTGAGCCAGGAACGAAAGGTGAGCAAGGGCTTGCAGGGCCAATAGGCCCTAAAGGTGCTACAGGCGCTCAAGGAACTACTGGTGCTACTGGTGCTACAGGCGCTCAAGGGCCTGCAGGAGTTTGTGGATTGGTTAATACTATAGTAGTTAGTGAAAATTATACTGCTAAATTAACTGATTTTTATATAGGCACTACTAACGAAAAACCTATTACAATTACTTTACCTAGCGAAGCACCTAAAGGTACACAATACATAATTAAACTACAAATAGGCGCTCCTGTTGGTAACAGAAAAGTAACTGTTAAAAGCGGTGCTGACTTGGATAACACAAGTACCGTTGTTCTAGAAAACCCGTATGAATCATTACAAGTACTTTTTCAAGGTACTTGGCATATTACAAATCGTAATTAACAAAAAAGCCCCGTATAGCAATATACGGGGCTTTTTCTTTATGTTGGAGTATCTTCGTAGCTGTCTTCGTCATCAATGGTGTTGTCACCATCCATGCTATCAAGCTCACTAAATACATTAACTAGCATATCACGATAAGGTTGGTCTACCATGTGCAAATCTACTAAGTATACATCTAAATGATCATTTCGTAATAATTCAGCATGGTACATAAACTGACCAAATGCTTCTAAGTCTTCACTAATGTTTTGGTTTGCATAGTTTTCAATTACTTGTGCGGCTACCATACGGTCAACTTTAGGTACAATGCCTTTTTCAGTTAATTTAACTAAATGTAGGGCTTTGCTTTCTCGTTCACGCATAATTTGGTTGCGCTTGGCGGTACTCCAAGAATATCCGCCATTTCCGCCCCACAAGTCCCAGGCAACACGACCTTTGCTTGGAAAACCTTCTTCGCCACTATTAAAACCAGTAGCTTGTTTATCCACTTCGTGTCGACTGAAAAAACTATACATTCGTAGCACAGTTGACGCTGATAGCGGTTCGCGATCTTTTAGTTGATTGGCTCGTGCTAAACCAACTAGTGTACCGCCTGGCTCACCTTCTTCTTTCCATTTTAGTGCACGTTTGGCTGCACTTGCCATACCTGATGTTGGTTTATATGTCTTTGCCATTGTTAATCTCTATAAGCTAAAATAATTTGTTTACACATTTTAGATCTGACAATATCGTCGTCCATGAATCGGACAACTTCAATATCTGGAATATGATCTAAACGATGAATTGCATCTGATAATCCTGAATCGGGAATATCAGCTTGATCTACATCTCCTGAAATAATCATTTTACAGTTTTTACCAATCCGCGATAACAGCATTTTCATTTCTTCTTTGGTAGCATTTTGTGCTTCATCTAAAAGAACGATGCAATTATCAAAAGTTGCACCTCGCATAAAGCCCAGTGGTTTAGGCTCAATTGTTTTTGCTTTTAATGCGTACTCATAAAAACCTTTTCCAAGGCATCGAGTAAACACGTTATCAAAGGGCTCTAGATAGGGAGCATATTTCTCCTCTAATGTACCTGGTAAAAATCCTAGCCCACGTCCTGTTTCTACGTTGGGTCTAGTCAGAACTATCTTCTGAATACGTCTATGAAAGAGTTCTCCCGCTGCATATGTTGCTGCTACATACGTTTTACCTGTTCCAGCACTTCCTACACCAAATACGATTTGATTAGATTGAATTGCTCTTAGGTACTCGCCTTGTATAAAGTTTAAAGGTTTTACATCTGCAAAACCATACTCCACCGGGTTACGTTCCAATTGAATTACATTGTCACGTCTTGCTCTTTTACCACTTGCCATAAACTTCCTTGTAAGGTTGATAAAATCGGTCTGCCAATTTATATTATAGCAGACCTAGGTATGCTTGTCAAATATAAATTTACTTCTTCTTGGCGTCGTCGACTTTAGTGCCTTCAAGTTTTTCGTGAATTTTAATAGTTTTGCACTCTTCTTGCGGCTTGCCTGCTTTATCTAAAATAGGTTTGCCTGCTTTGTCTGTTTTTTCTTTACAGACTTTTTTGGTTTGTGCTTCAGCGTATGCTAAATTGTTCCACGCTGGAAATGCAAAACCCGCAACTACACATACTGCCCAAAATAATTTTTTCATTTAGTTTCCTTAGTTGATGCAAACTTTTCGCTTGCTGTAAATCCTAATCCCACAATAACTATATACATCATAGAATCAAATAGTTTTGTATCTATTTGGTGACCAAGTATCATTGCTATAAAAGCTGCAGCACATAGTAAAAATGCTAAAAAAGTAATTACTCGCTTGCTGCTAATAGCTGGGTCTTGTGATAGCATGGTCTTTAAGCTATTCATTTAAATCTCCGGATGAGGTGCCTGCATAGGAGCGGGCTTACCGTTAATATAGGTAATACCTGTAGGCGCTGCACTAGTGCCGTTAAATCCTTGAGTTGTTGACAAACCTGGATTAAATGATGGTTCAATTTTAACAGGATTCGCTTTAGCATAAGTATTTGAATTTTCTTGTGCTTGCTTAATCATGTCCCGTTTCATTTCCATTTCTTCTTTGCTACCGCCAGCTAACATAATCCCTGATAAAGTACCTGTTAAGAAGGTAGCAATTGGAATAATCATCTCAAAAAATTTCTGATCAATAGGGCTGATAGCGTTTAATGGCTGAGTAATAAAAATAATTGAGTATAAAACCACAAACACAATGCCAGTTAGTGTAAGCGCCAGGCAAATGCCAATAAAGAATTTTAGGCGCGCCATTAACTGATCTTCAGTATAGATAATTGAGTTACTTTCCACAGTTAGCTCCTTGTGTTTGTTGAGGTGTGCACGCATTCGTTGGTGCAAATGACTGATTAGTTGTTTGAGTTTGTCCATCTTTTGGAGGTCCTAGTCTTGGATCACGCTGGCCTTTAAAAATATGTTCTGGGCAAGTTCTTGTTACATCACATACAGGCATTTTACAAAAGTCTTTGTCCCAGTTTGCAGGGTCTTGGCAAGGATACCTAAAGCTGTCTTTGCCAAAAAATGCTAAAGCTACAGGTATTGATAGCAAGACTATTGCCCATTTAAATAATTTTAAATCATTATGCATTTATAGCCCTATTTTTCCTAGTAATAAGTTAACGATTTTATCTGATAAATCGTTTGGTAAAAACTTTAAAAAACCTAAAGCATAAAGAGCTACTGCTCCGTAAGTAAATATTTTAAAGCACAAATCGGCTGTTTTTTGATACTCGTTCATCGGCCACACCTATTACTTGTTTGACAGAACTCTGCTAACTCATAAAGACCTATAAAGAATAAAAACGCAATAAAAGCCGTAACACCGATAACTATAGCAAATTCATTTAATTCTTTTTCTCTTTGTTTGCGTTTACGCGCTTGAGCATTAAGAAGTCTTGCTTGGTTAGCATCGTCCGCATCCATTTCTGCCTGACGAGCTTTAATCTTCATCCATACATCTATTTTACCAGTCTGCATAAATAGCATTTTAAGTTCTTCTTCAAACGCCCTGGCTTGTTCTATTGCCATTTCTATCTGTAGAGCCGCACCCATGTTTGAGCCTTTTTTAGACGCTTTAGCTTCCATTAGAGCTTTTGTAGCAACACTTTTAGCATCAAACATTTTGCCGATCATAGGAGCAAGAGAGCCTAAGTCATTGGCAACTGCGCTGGCCTTTTTAACCATTGAAATAGCAGTTTGTATGCCCGCTATTGCGGTCATTGGATCTATCATTTTTTCTTCCTCCACTCTAAACAGATTACTTTTCTGTTGTATACATCACCAGACCACGTCCAGCGTACACATTCGTACTCTGGTTTAGTATATCCTAGTACAAAGGTAAGTAATATAGTAGCCATTACTTGTTGGCTAAAGGGTTATCAATAGCTTTCTGTATTTTTGAATCAACTTCTTTTTTCAGCTGAACTACTTCACGTTCAATTTCTCTACGTGCTTCGGCCATTTCTTTACGAATAACATTGGCTTCATTGCGAGCTTTTTCCAAATCCTCACGTACAGCTTTACGCATATCGCGCATTTCTGCTTCTGTTTCACGCTGTGCCACTTTAACACTACGCTCAACTTGTTCTGTGACGGATTCGTTGCGGCGTAAGTCATTCTTTAAGTCTGTTTTAATATCACGCGTATAGTCCGAAGTCTTAGCACTATTTTCCTCAATAACTGCTAACCGCTTGTCAAACTCTGATAAATCAGGTGCTTCATATGCGGCAATCTTCTTTTTCATGCCGGTATAGTCTTTGTATATCTCAAACGTACCATACAAACCACCTAAGCTAGAGCTTACAATTGTAAACGCGACCATTAGTTTAGCTGGTGTAAACTCATATCCGCCAATGCTAATAACGGTGTCTTTTGAAGCATATTTTTTAGCTGCTGCTTCTAGCTCATCAACTTTTTTGTTTAAATCTTCTGCCATACTAACTCCTATTTGTATTGCAGGTTTACTAAGTCTCGATGCTTTTGATCCGACCCTAAACCGCGTAAAACTCTGACATTGTCCACAACTGTTTGGTTTTTGTAAACTTCCCGTGGTTCATAAAATTGTGCATCTTTGAGTGCAACGTTTAAGTAGGTAGCATAACCTTGCGGTTGTGTTGCCATTTGTGCTAAATTAACACCTACTGCCAATTCGTTGGGAGCAGTGTCACGATTTCGAGTTTGCTGAGGTTGATCTTGTTGCTGTTGCTGAAACGGTTGAGCGTCCAAGATTTGCCTAAGTGGATTGTTTAAGTCAGTTAAAAAGTTAACAGTTTGTGCAACTTGTTCTGTTTCTTGCTGACGATATTCCTGCACACTAAAAATTGAATAATTTTGTGTGCTTTGTATTTGTTCAATGTTTGCTGGTGTTAATAGCTGCAACATTGCTGATTGCTGAGTGTTTGATACCGCACTATAGCTTTGCAGATTTTGTGTTATGCTACTGGTTGATTGCTGTACACTAGCATTAATAACAGTATTTGATCTAGTTGAAGAACTTGAAACTTGTATTCCCGTTCCTGAAAAACCAGTCTCTGCGCTGGCTGTACTTGCCGTAACTGCTGCGCTTGCAGTAGCCGTAGCTACTTGCTGTGCTTTGTCTCCAGCTGCTTGTGCTTGAGATTCTGCGGTAGCTACTACTTGTTGCGCTATGGCTTTTTCACGATCTGAATTGCGAGCTATTAGTGATAGCGCGAATCCTAAATTAGGCGAACCACCGCTGGTTTTTTCTTGCTGAGCACTAGCCACTGTTTGAGTTTGTGGTGCACTTTGTTGTGGTGGTGGAGGTGCTCCTGTAGGTGGTGTAGGACCACTTTGAGTTGGTTGTTGTGCGTTTTGAGCCGGTGGGCTACCTGCAGGAGGTGGTGCCCCTGGAGGAGGCGGAGGAGGCTCTGGACTGTCAGGAGGCGGTGTATAGGCTACTTGAGTATTTGTAGTACTTTTTGGCATTAACTTAGCTAAAGCATCTAAGTAGCCTTTGCAAGTAGGTGAGTAAAGCGGATTTGAAGCACAAGGATCTACTGAGTACTTAACCGAAAAGCTAACATTGTAAACTTCAGGTCCGTAAGGTCCAGCCCAACCATTATTGTCTTTGCCAATAAACCCATACTGTACTAAACCTACATTAGATTTTGCTAGTGGGTTTTGAAAAGTATCTGAAAAGTTAAAATCTGTCCAGTTATAATTATAACTTAAATTCCAGCTGTTGCCGTACAGTAAATTATTTGCACCTTTGCCGCCAGTGTTGTCCCAAAATCTTACCAGTGCTGTTAGTTGGTCTACACGACCATCGTCCCAACCATTACCATTTTTAGCCCTAAAACCAAAGTTGTAGCCATTTACTTGCAGACCTGTTGATTCTGGCAACAGTGTGCTTATGTGTTGCTGCTGGTAAACATAAGTAGAACCATAACTAAAGTTTAGTTGATTGCCTGGGCGCACAATAGCATTAGGTCCGCAGTAGCCGGTATCTCCTGGCTGTCCCCAACAAGTTAAACTATCTTGATATACTGCACCTGTCCAAGTTGAACCAGTTGCAGTAGTTGTGGGTATAACAATGTTTCCAGTAGTATAAATTTGACCTGGTACTAACTCTTGGCTATTAGAATAACTTGTGAACAAGAACGCCAAGCAAAGCACCGATACCAATCTTTTTAGCAGTGTCATCAAATCTCTCCACTTTTTCTAATTTAGGTAACTTGTCAGGGTTTGCTTCCCATGCAGCCTTAGCCTGTTCACCAATTTTGCCTTCATAAGGGCAAGGTGTGCCAGCGGCTAACATGGCATCAAATACGCGACGATCTTGACACATAGTAGCAACTGCGGCAACTTTCATGCCCATATCAAACAGTGTTTTTGAGAGCTTTAATCGTTCGCAGTTTAAATCGCGGGTTGTTCCACCGCCTGACACGCCAAAGATTTGTGTTTGAATTGAGCCTGAGCTACCTGTTGAACACAAATCAGCATTTCCGCCACTCATCATTGTGGGCGCGACTGCTGTTGGAGGCGGTTGAATTACACGTTGTGTAATTGTTGAATCGTTAATGTTACGATTAGTTACTTCGCCTGAATTAATATTTTGATTAATATTAGTGTTGGCATTTGTATTTTGATTAACGTTGGTATTTGTTGATACCGCAGTTGAGGTATTCTGGTTAATATTCGTCATTGAACCAGATTGAATGTTATTGTTAGTCGAAGTACTGGTTGAAGTATTGATATTACGATTAGTCATATCACCAGTATTAATGTTATTGTTTGTTGAGGTTGAGGTACTGGTATTGACATTGTTGTTATTATATGTCATTGTACCTGAATTAATGTTATTATTGGTATTTACTGAAGTACTTACATTGTTATTATTGTAAGTCATAGTTCCTGAATTAACATTATTGTTGTTATAAGTAACTGTTCCTGACTGAACGTTGTTGTTATTATTAGTAACTGTTCCTGACTGGATGTTATTATTTGTATTTACTGAAGTCGATGTACTAGTATTATTGTTGTTATTAGTATTTGTAGAATTACTATTAACTGTTGATGTACTAGTGGAATTCGAATTACTAGTAGTATTTGAATTCGAATTAACTGTGCTGGTAGATACCGATGTAGAATTGGTATCTACCAGTGACTTTGAGTCGTATGTACCTTGGTTAATCAGGGTTTGAGCACTCGCACTCCCTGCTGTTACTATTAATAAAGCTGCTAAAACCTGTTTAACCATATTACGCCCCTAATACATGCTTGGCATGTTCATAATGTTTTTTACGATCTTCTAATCCAATAGTACCGCCATTGATACGTTTAGTTAGGGTAAGGATATCATCTTTATCCGCCCACTGATTTAAATTGTTTGTTTCCCAGAACCAGCATGCTGACTGGGCTGCTCCTTCAAAAGTTTCCATATATTCGGAAGCTTCTTCTGGACTAATTTGTAATGAGGCAGCAAACCAAAAGTAGTTATCTTTGCCAGTTAATTGAATAAGACCACGACCACAGTAACGATAGCCGTCTCCAGACTCTGGACTGCCATTACCCATGCGATTGGCATAAACTAAATTCGCAATCTTTTCTGGCTTATTTGCATACTGAGCTGCCATCTCGTCTGTTGGAAAATACTTAGGAAAAATCTTCCTAAGGGTAACTGCACGATAATTTAAGTTTTCTTTGATTGCTCGAAAACCGCCTGACTCATGTGCACACTGCGCTAAAAATGCTGCCATGCGCTGTGGAGTATTGATCTCGTACTCTGGTAAAAGCTTAACAAGTGCGCGATGCCAATACTCAATATAAGGATTTTTATCAACAATTTGTTTTAATTGATTTAGTGTTAATTCCATTAACGTAGTCCTTCATAAATAATTTTTTGTTCGCGATACCAACGCTGCCAAGCGTCTAGTTTAACAGCACATGTATAGTATTCCGTATAGTTAACTGTTACAATTTTTGCTACATCTGACAGCTTTGAATCTTCTGAAAGCTTTTGTAGATTAGGGCATGGCTCTTGTAACAGAACTCCCGGCGCTTGTGGAAACTTTGCTGTAACTGGAACAGTTGTAGAACAAGCACTTAGTAATAAAACTAGTGCAATTGCTAAAATTTTCATTTTGGTGCCTCTGCTGCCTTGTTGTGTGCTTGTACAAACTCTTTGGGTATTACGCAGGTAGTATCATACTTAACTACTTCACGGTCTACGTAACGAACTATGTCTTGACCACGTTCTTTTACAATTTGAGTTTTTACAAGAGTTTTCTGCACAATTTCAGTATTAGTAGTTGCTGATTTAGCTTCCGCTTCCGCTACTTTAACTTCTAAGTCTTTGACACGGGCTAACCAAGCGTCGTTATTTGAAATAGCACCTATCATATAAATGCTAAAGAAAGCTGCTCCAACGCTTGCTACTTTAATTAGTTGTGCTTGTGGTAATATTTTAACAAAGTATGTAACTAAAAATGCTACTATGCTTACAAATAGTACTAAGTAAAAGATCCAATTTGGTAAAAATTGTAATATCCACATTATCTAGGTCCTCCATAGTGAGCCCAGTACTGTACCCAGTCTTCTTCATACTTCAGGAAATAGTTCTTTATGTATGTAATCATGGACTTGATCATCATTAAATCCTAGTGTTTTTAATACTCGTGGAGTATGTGGGTTACATTTTTGTTGCTGACAATAATAATTTTGTTTGTCAGTAAAATTATTTTGTGCTACCATATCTTCGTATTTTAACTTAGGGCGATATTTTTCTATATTGTCCAAGTAATGTATTAGTGACTTCTTGGAAATCTCTAGAATAACTGCTAGTTCAAAGTCAGTATTAATATTTCCTGCGGCAACCATACGATTTGAAAATATGTTTCGTGCCCACTCAGGCAGCTCTCGGGGTTTTGCCCAAGATGTTGGCTCTACAAACTCTTGAAACCACTTACACAGTGGATGTTCAGGGTCGCCTGTAGGTGAAAAGTCTAAAAATGCACCTGTGATTTTATTAGTGCCTGCTACAATATCAAAGCCGTAGATAGGCGCAGCATCATAAACGTGTGGGAATATACACAAATGCATCATATAGAGTTTTTTAGTCTCCGATACATCTATAATATCTAGATTAGCTCTGCGAACCCACGCACTTGAAAAATTCTTGGTGTACCATTCTGAGGTGATTTCTGAAGGCAAATTAAAAGCTCGTGCCGCAAGAATTGCTTCCAACTCTGCTGCATGAGCTTTTAATTTATTGAATATTGTGCTCATTGGCTAACTCTGTAAACAGTTGTATAGCATAATCAAAACAATGATTAGCTTCCGAAGCCATCGAGGTATCTAGTTTATTACGCAAAGTTTCAATTAACTCTTTGCGATTTTCAAATTCATACATAGATCCGCTACCAGGAACACATTTCTTAATCATTTGCCCACCATACATATCGCCCATATGTCTAACGTATAAGTGTGCTAAGATTTGACTGTCTGTTAAATTACAAGCCACATAGTGCGTGTATTTGTGAGTGCTCATGTATAGTTTGCACCCGCTAACATTTAATTCGTCAAAATCTTTTTTAATTAAATCGGCTCGTGGTAGCCCAGGTAAATTGTCTAGTAATCCTCGAATAGTGGCTATGCTTTCAAGCGTGTAGTATACAGCGTGTTGATTGTATAAATAATCTGCGTATACCACATCACTGATGTTTTTTGATAAAACTAATTTTGTGAATGGGTGAGCCTCTGCCTGCTCATGCGATTCATGTGTTAGCTCTTTTAGTGTAGTCATAAATTCTATTGGTTTTTGTCATATCAGCACAAGTGTACTTTTGGTAACTTGCTTTTAACTGCTCAGGCATTGGTATTGTTTGAATTGGAACGCCAAAAGTTTCCGCTACTTCTAGAAAACTTTGTGTAGTACCAGTACCAATGTTAAATATTCCTGATTCTTGACTGTTTAAAAAAGCCAGATGAGTAGCAACTACTTGCTCAACTGGTACAAAATCTCTACGATATTCGTGACTATTTTCAAATACCTTTATTTCGCCAAACTCATTAGCTTGTTTTCCAAACTGATGGTAAGGGCTTGCTTGAGAACCTTTATGATCTTCGTGCGGGCCATAAACATTAAAGTAACGGAAACCCTGTACTATGTTACCGCCCTGATGTTCCTGGTGATGCCGTTCAAACAAGTATTTTGACCAAGCATAGGCATTACGGGGGTCTACTTGAGCTGTTTCTGTAAAATCTGTTCCCAGTCCATATACGCTGGCTGAACTAGAGTACTGTAGGTTTACTCCAAAAATTCTACAAGCTGTAAATAGTTGGCGACTGAAATCGTAGTTTTGACGCATAACCTTGTCAACATCGCGCTCGGTAGTTGAGCTGATAGCGCCAATGTGAATAACCCAGTCTTGTTCCATAACACTGGGCATATTACCGTCTTCCCATTCAAAAGTACTGATCTCGTGGTCAGTACTTTGTAAGGCTTTTAGCATATTTTGCCCAATAAAGCCCTTATGTCCTGTTAGTAAAATTTTCATTTAAAATATGTGTCTGCTGTAATTGCTTTATCGTCAATCCAAATGTCGTATGCTGGTTTACCTGTTTTAGCTGAGTGATATTTACAGCCCCAGGCATCAAGCTGAGCAACTGTAAAATACAGCCAGTCAATTCCACTATTACTACCGCGAGCTGTCCAGTAATGTATTTCGTGCCCACTGTCGTATAGTGCATTAATTTTTGCAATACGATCTAGTAGTGGTTTGCTGTTTGCGTAGTCTCCGCCTTGGGTTTCACAGATAGTGTTATCTATATCTACAATATACTTCATTTTTGACTATCGCCCTTGGCAATGCGATAGTTATCCTCTACAGAATCTGGAGTTGACACTTCAATAATAGTACCTGCTTCTTGGCATATTAGTTGATGGGGTTTGCAAGGCTCATTGTGCCATACATCGCCTGGTTTTAAATACGTAGTATATTCTTCAGCAGTTTCTGTATCTATCCATTTAACAAAAAATAATCCGTCTAGGATATACCAAGTTTCTTCTTTATATTGATGAAAGTGCATTGAAAACTTAGCACCAGTATTAAACTTCATCAATTTGCCACAGTACCTGTCGTTGGTAGCCCAAATGTTTTCCGAACCCCAGCCTTTTTTTACATAGCCTTCAAGCCTCATTTATTTCTTTCAATGTAGGTGCATAAACACCCATATGTTTTACTGTTACTGCAGCAGCACGATTAGCAAATACAAGTGCTTCTGGAATCTGATCCATCTGTAAATAAGCATAGACTAGCGCAGCTAAAAATGTATCGCCTGCTCCGCATACATCTGCAACTTCTACTTGTGGGGCAGGATATATGTGGCCGCCGTATTCACAACCTTGTTTACCAAGTGTAACTATAGTTTGTGAGGGTAAAGTTTTAGCCAGTGAATTTTCTAAACTATTAATTTTTACAAAAGCACCTTCAAATCTGGCAAGATCTGTTTTCTTTGTATCAATAAACACTGGTCCACGAAATTGTTGCAGTATTTCTTCTACTAATTCGTAACTGATACAGCCTTTATTGTAATCTGAAATCACTACTGCGTCATAGATAGCAGGAATAGTCGTAGCTAGTTCTATTGGCCCACCTTTAGCATCTTGATCTAGTCGCATGATGTGCTGATTAGATCTGCTATCTATAAAACGTGTTTTCGTTCCACCTTCTAGTGTAAGTAGGTCAACATCGCAGCCTAGTGCTTTTAAGTTTTCTTCTACATTACCTGCCATGCCGCGACGATTTTCTTCATGTTTGGGTACAAACACAGGCACGGGTGCTTCAGGACTTAAGCGATCAATAGTACCATATACATACTTATCTGTGCAGGTGTCGCCTAGCAATAAAATTTTCCAAAACTTGGGTACTTGAGAAAGGTGTTGATCTAGTATAGAATCTAAGTTGTTTAGCATATTCCGAACCAATTACGGTTTTATCTTTGTAGTCTGACCCAACAACCATTATGTCGGGTCTTAATATTTTTACTGTTTGTGTTAGTTCAATATCGCTATCAAAAACTACTACTTCATCAACCGCTTTTAGGTTTTCAAGTAACTTTTGTCTATGATATTGTGGGTTGAAAGGTCTGTCCAATCCCTTTTTGCTGGCGACTCGGCTGTCCGAATCAATTGCAACCAGTAAAAAGTCACCTAGACTTTTTGCATAATTTAGCAAGTCTAGGTGGCCTGGATGTAAGACGTCAAAAGTGCCGTTTACAAAGATTTTCATTTTTGTTGTTTTACTTTTACAGTAATTAATTTATTATATTCTGGTAAGTATAAGTAGTCAATACCTGTTTGGCTTAAGGTCCACAAGGCATCTTCAAGTGTTTCTACTAAGGGTTCTCCGCCTAAATTAAAGCTAGTATTAAAAATAATAGGCACGCCTGTTTTCTCTTTAAAGGCTTTAATCACATCGTAATAATGCGGATTCTCTTCACGTTTAACTGTTTGAATACGACAAGTTCCGTCTACATGAATAATTGCTGGAATTTTATGCTCAACGCCTGGCTGGCAATTAACAGCATACATCATGTGTGGACTAGAACTCATACCCCGTAAATCAAACCATTCGTGCACATCTTCTTCTAGGATTGATCCTGCAAAAGGTCTAAAATATTCGCGATGTTTAATTTCATTTACAAAGTCTTTGCCGTCTACAAAAGTAGGGTCAAACATTAAACTACGATTGCCTAGTGCACGAGGACCGTTCTCTGAACGGCCTTGGAACATTGCAACAATGTTCTTTTGTGTCATTAAGTTAACTACATCTTCTTTAGTAATCGAATGAACTTCTGCTTCGTATTCAGCAGCAATACGCCCAATATCTTTTTCGGAATAATTATATTCGGGACCTAAATAAATTTCGCTAGGATGTTTATCAGTTGATTGTGTTGTTTGATGATAGCCCCATAGTGCTACACCAACTGCTGTACCGCCGTCGTTTGACACTGGTTCAACATACAGTTCAATGCCTTTTTCTCGCAAAGTTTTTAAGTAGAAATAATTTGCTACACAATTAAGCGCATAACCACCACTCAACACAACTTGTTTTCTACCCGTTAATTCAACAGCTTGCTCAATTAATTTTAATACCTGTTCCTGAGTTTCAGTTTGACAAGCATAAGCTAGATCGCGACGATTTTGTGTGCGCGTAATATCTTTATCACTAATAACAGCTAATTCTGGGTAGAGGTTAGCATTTACAATAGCACCGTTTGGATATCTGGGTACAATTACGTTTCTGTCACTAGTAGGTGCAGTTTGTGTGTCGATAAATAGTTTTGGAATTGCTGGGTTTGGTTTTCCGTAAGGAAATAGGCCCATAGTTTTACCAGCTTCAATAGCGGAAAATCCACAATATTCTGTTACAGCTTCATATACTTTTGTAATACCTGCATGACCACTAACAAACTCAATATGAGTTCCTGATTCACCTAAACGCTCAGAGCTCTGGTTTACGTTATAGTAGCCAGCAATGGGTTCTCTACAACCAAGGTGCTTATATATTGTTTTGAAATCAGCCGGGTAACTACAATCAATGATTGTTTCAGTTTCCCACAATCCAATTGGCTGTTCCATGAAAGATGCTGGATAAACTGTACCTGCACCATCCACAATAACTGCTACAGCATTGTCAAACCCACTGCGATAAAATGCAATGGCTGCATGAATCTTGTGATGTGAATGACTTAAATCTATAACTTGTGGGTGATTATGAATATCAACTTTACGCTCAATAAGCCCCATTTTACGGGCTAATCCTGTATAAACATCGTCTCCTGTATAATCAACTTTTCCTGCAGTTTCTTTTAACGACTGAGTGTGCGAAACAAAAATATAATCTAACTTATCGGTATATTCTTTAACCTTCATCATGGTAGCATAAGGGCCACCATCGTATTTTTGCCTGCTAAGACGCTCTTCTTCAAGTGAAAAAACAACTTTTCCATCTTTTAGCAAGCAAGCCCCTGCATTATGTCCCCTAGCAATTCCTAAAATATATCCTGTTTGTTTCATATTATACTAAAGCTTGTTTCTTTGTAAAAGGTGGTGTACTGTGTTCGCAGCTAGCAGTGTGTACATGAGCATCTACTACTGGTTCAAATTTAGTGTCTTTTTGTTTAGTTTTACCTAATTTATCCGTTACACTCTTAATGACTCTATCAAACGTTTTGTCTTGTAAAATCATCGAATCTTCGTTTTCTCTGTCCGCTATAAAATCTTGAGTAATTCTTATAGGGCTATATTTACGCTTTTCTTTACCATTGTCAATAATAGTAAAGTCTTTGTTGTAAGGGTAAGAGATGTTCTCTGGAAATGTAGCTCCTGTTACAACAGTTGCTGGTTTATTCAGCGCATGGGCATAGTGTTGTCCCATACTATCGCATCCTAAGAAATAATCGCTGGCATTAATAATACCCATCCATTGTAGCATATTTGCCGTAGGCATTGCAGCAGGCATTTGTTTAGTAGTAGGTACTTCTATGTTAGCCATAACAATTACGGCGTAGTGTTTACCTAGTTCTTCGACTATGCGAAATACGTCTCGTAATTCAAAACTACGACCACTAGGGTCAATAATGAAATTACCTTCTTTTGTTATACCAGCTCCAAAAGGCTGGAACACGACTGTTTTTGTTTTTCCAAACTGAGCTTTTACTTGATTAACTAAGTTATGTCCATATACCTGATCTACCTTATTTATTTCTAAATTAAACTTTTTGGGTTCTGGTATTTCTTGATGGTTATTAATTAACATATCGAATGCTTGTACTAAGTTAACTTTTTGGTTAAAGTAAGCATTTAGTCTATAAGGCTCTGGACTAACTAACTCTTTGTCTTTTAGTTTTTCTTCAAAAAGACCTTTATGCCCCACGGGCCATACATTGTTTCTGATAATAGGGCTGGCAAAGAATAACTCTTGCCAGGCCTCGGATACAATTACAACATCAGGATCAGTGTTTTGTTTATAAAATTCAAGGGCTGGTAGAGCACAAAGTACTCTACCAGCACCTCCGTTAATAAAAAATGCTTTTTTCATAAGTAGTATTATTACTTTAGGTAGTAGTTATAAGATATGGTTAATGCTAAATAGCATGAAACTATTATAACATAAAACTACCTAAAAGTAAAGTGTATTTTTTAGCAGTAGTAGTCCCAAGAAACACAGACTGCTCCACCGCCACCATATTCACCACAGCTATAGCCTTGGCTCATGTTCCATATAGCGTTTCCGCCAATACCAGGGGCTTTTTGTGTACCGTGACAGTACATTGAACCAAAACAAGCACCTTGACTGCAGCAACGTGCTGGTGGCCTTTTTATTCCATCCATATAGTCGTGTCTACTGCCGTCAACCCACCAAGATTCTGGGAATCCTACAACAGGAGCTTGTTCAATGTAGCTCGGAGCACCGTCAAACGCGGAACCAACGCAACAACTTGATGCAAGGTATACTCCAGGCCATACAGCATAGTGTCCGTATATAGAAGCTACTTTATCTCGCATAGTTGCTCTACTCATATTTGTACCAAAACCACAGTAGTGGTCAAACATCATAGGAACAACGGCACTAGTACCAGGACCATCAATACAGAAGCCCCATCCACCACACATTTGAAGCCCTCTGATGCAGGACCACGAACTGCCAAAAGTACAGTTACATCCACCATGCTGATTAATATCCTCGCCATTGCTTAGATACCAGTTACCACCAAACTGCCAAGCACAACAATTAGCATAATTGTGCGACATACACATCATACACCAGTGACGGCATGACGACGGTGTAGGCGCTTCCCATGCGTAAAAACTGTAGCCTGCTTGTGCCTGACAGTCACAATAGCACAAGTTAGTACAGTAACCATTTCCGCCACCTGGCTGATTAGTACCATCACCATAACAGCAATATGCACAAGCATAGCACCAGCAAAGAGTATCTCCGGGCGTAACATTAAGCTCTTGCACAGAGTAGGCTCCATTTGGGCCTGGCATGCCGCTGCCTTGGCAGCAAGCTCCACCACTACCGCTTCCAGGGCCCCATAACTGAAACTGAACTCTGCAAACGCCTGTGGGAACAGTCCATTGACATTGTCCACCACATCTGCCATACTCGCAATCAAAGGTAAAAATACCGTTTTGTTTTGGTTGAGTAATGGTACCAAATGTTTTACACCACATATCGTTAATGGCGCACATTCTATTGATTGGCTCCATATTTTCTGGTTTGTAATATCTTGGTATTACATAGCCAGCTCGTCCTAGCCTTGGGTGGGTGCACAAACTTTCTACGCCGTCGCCCACATACCCAAATGTTTCAACAGAAAACATGTTACACTCATCTGTTACTGTTGGACTAACGCCTGCAGCTTGCAAAGCCTCTTTTTTACTGACTCTGTCTTTTGCAGTCATTAACTCAGAAACTAACCTTTGGTTTTCCTGAATAGCTGCATGAAGTAATATATCACTCATAGTTTTTTCCTATTATTCATTGCTAGGCTCAGGCACAGGCTCTGGCTGCGTAGGTTCTTGTACTGGAATAGGTTTTAAAGCCTGTTCTACTGATTTTGATATTTGTGGTACTTCACTCATATTAAAAGTATCATACTTCCACTTTCTAGCATTAACAATAGTAGCTTTATAAGTTTCTAGTTGCGTTATTGCTGCTGTTATTTTTGCTAACATTGCTTCCGAAAATGAAACGTTAATTTTATTGTAGTTTAACAACTCTAATTTGTTGTTAACAACGTCGAATTGAGGAATATGCCAGTTATCATTAATTATAGGGTCTAAAACTATTTTAGAAGTTAGCGTATCATAACTTAAACGATAGTAGTCACTTACCATTGGATTTGTGGTTTTTGCGTAAATACTATTGTCGTGTAGTACTTCATCTTCAAATTCTCTAATATAGTTTAGCTTATATTCATCATCTACGGTCTCTTGGACCAATTGAGCTACAGCAGTATCTGTATTAGCATCTATTTCATAGATAGTATAATTCTCTGTGCTTGCGTAAGGTCCTTGAGTAGGAATACTATCAAAATATACCCCTACTAGACTGTTTATGTTTAAGTTTATAGGAGCATAAAACTTACTAGGACCTATATAGGTCTTAGTAAGTGTTAAATTGTTATCCCACGAATCAATCCAGCGCTCATCGGGGATATTTACAGTAAATTCTTTTTGCATGTTTAATATCCTTTATTAACACCAGCTAACTCGTACAGCGCCGCCAGTACCACGATAGCCGCCGCCGCAATTTCCTTCAGCAGCAAATCCTTGCAAACCGCCTAATCCAGGAGTATCATAGCTACACAGAGTCGTGCACCCAGCTATGGTTTGGCCTCTTGAAGAGTATATATTGCCGCCATGGTTAAACCAGCTTGGGCCGGGCCACACAGCGGAGAGTCGACACAACGAGTGAACAGGTCCGCGGCACCATCTACCCTGCATCTGACAATTTTGGCTGTTATTATTAGTATCATACCACTGCCAACCAGCATAGCTTCCTAGAATTCCTTGAGTAGTTCCGTAAAACTTAACACAGCACTCTTCAACAATTGGATGACAACCGGCCAGCACTCTGCCAGCGTTTGACATACACATCCAAGGAGCACCTTCGTACAAACACCAACCACCATGGTTACCAGTACCTAAATTTTCGCCAATAAACCAATTGCACATTGGATTACCAGTACTAACCGCTTTTGCAGTTATAATACTCTGCCACTGAGAACCGTGACGATCAATCAGCAAGGTCTCTTTGTAGCGACAAGCATCTACGTGCATTCCGCCTTCTGCACAGAAATTGGTTAAACCAAATCCTGTTACAAAACTAGGGCAGGCTTTTAGCTGGTTATCAGGAGTCATGCATTTAGGAGTATAAAACCCACTTATTGCTCCATAATGTAGACAACAGCAAAGCGAACAACCAGCACACAGTGTGTATTGACATCCTGCAACTGCATCAAGTGTTACTGTTGCATATGCGGCATTTCCGCCAGGAATACCCATACCACAACATTCGCCAGCACCGCCATTAGCACCTGCACCCCAAATTTGGAACTGTACTTTTGTAGCGCCTGCTGGTACTGTCCAAGTGCAGGTTGCTCCGCAACCTGCATTACTTTCATTTTGAATAACTCTAGAACCTTTTAACTGACAAAACGGGAGTAACGTTAAGTTACCCCAGTTTTTTGGATCCCAAGTTCTACTACCACCACCACCTCCTGCACTAGCTTGAGCGTTCAGTGTTGCGATTTCATCTGCAAGGGCCTTATTCTTGGCCATTAGAGAATTATATGTTAATATATCTGCCACAATTAGTAACTCCTATTGTTATACAGAAGATATAGTAGCAACAGAACCGTTACTATTATATGTTAGTGTTATTGCCTTACTTACGCCGCCGATTGTCTCGGTATAGCTAACTACTCGATTTACTCCATTTACAAGAGCGTATGTTACATTGGTGTAAGCAATGCCGCCGATTGTACCTGCAGTAACTAAGCCGTTAGCGTTTATAGTAGTTCCACTATCTGCGAAAGTTTTTGTGTATTGTTGTGCGTTAACATAAGTTCTAACTGCATACTCTGTTGGAACAGCAGTATTTGAGTTACCACTCATAGATGCATCACTTGAAAACTCGTTAATAGTTTCGCCAAGTTGAGCACCGATAGAACCCAGTTTCAAACTAGTCAAACCTGCCAGATCGAACGCGTTAGCGTTCAGAGTAGCACGTCCAGTTGCTTGGTCAATACGGAAGTATTCACCAACACGGAAGTTACCATCTTGGTCAGTTGATACATAGTATACACGACCTGGGTAAACTTCATTTGTTTCATTAGCCTGTGAAGCGGGTTGTGTAGGCTCTCCAGGATAATTAGTAGTTGTTACACCACCTGTACCAATAGCCAAGAAGTCATGACCAGTTAAACGAATCTGCGAGTACTTGCTGCGCAAACTAACAATAGTACCATTAGCACTGCCTGTTGGTTTTTCTTGTGCTAACACAACTACGACTTCACTACTTGTGTTTACATAGGTACCACTTACGCTTTGTACAACGTAGGCTAAAGAGTCGCCTTGTAGCTGTATACTTTGGCCTGGTTTTGGCAAAGCTGTTAATCCGTTAAGTACTAATACAAAACCTTTTGTATTTTCTAAAGCTCCTGCGCTGATGGTACCTGTGCCACCGCTTTGGAAAGTTATAGTATTACCTAAAGCAAAGGTACCTGTTGTATTTTTTACGTACAGTTTATTTGCACTGTACTGTACGTTTGTTACAACGCCAGTTGCTCCAGCACTAGTTGTAAAGGTATCGCCAACGTTAATAGACCCGCCTTGATAAACGAAATTAAGTTGTTGTCCAACGATAGCGCCTGTGATTGGAGTCTCTGAGGTTCCAAAACCTTGAGATACTGCACCCCAAGTTCCATAGCTGTTGTTACCGTTTAGCGCACGAATAAATCCGCCACCAGTTGCTATATAACCAAAGTAATTATAATAAGTAAAGCAACTTACAATTTCTGCCTTGCCTTCATCTTTAACCCAATAACCAACACCATTATCGTTAATAATAGTATAGCCATGGAAAATCATGGTTTTAGCACCAGTTGCATGAACTGTACCATCGATTAAAGCGCCAATAGCACCCTGACCAATAAATGAACATTCCAAAACATAAGGAGACTTGTGAAGAATAGGAGATGCGGGATTTAACCGAACCACAACACCTTTAATTGTAGAAGTTGTAATGTCACCAGGAGTGCTTCCTGGAACCCAACCAGTCATACCTCTAAAAGTCATCTTGTTTAAGATTGAGCCGTTGCTCATCAAGAACATTGTTGATTGGTTATTAGGGGTTACGCCGTCGTCACTGTTACCAGTTTTTGGTTGAACGTTAACAGTACGCTGATTATCTCCAACAATAGCTACGTTTGATGGAACTGTGATAGGTAGCTGTTCGCTATATGTTCCGGTCTTAACAAAAATTGTAGCACCTTCTTCTGCCTGTTGGCAAGCATATTTGATACTTGCAAAAGGAGTAGCCATATTGCTACCGCTAGTTACCTGGTCTACACCGTGAGGCGCAACATAGTAAACTTTAGAAGACTCTGTAGCTCCAACCCATGCACCCGCGTTTCCGCTAGCCGTAATAGTTAAACTTCTACCTACTTTAGCATCTCCAGCATTAAGTGGTGCGGCATTATAATCGTTATTTAACAGATCATAATATAAAACATCACCTAAATTAGTGCCTGGAATAGTTTGTAAATCGCCAGAGTTATTAATAACCGACACACCTAAGAACTTGTAGTTCTCAAAAGGCATACCATAAGTTTTAATTTCTTCTAGTTCTTTTTTAGCATACTGAAAGGCTTCGCGTACAGTATTAAATAAATATGCACTAGGTATCTTTATAACACGATCAACACTAGATACTGCTGCAAAATAAGTATTTGTGAACTTTCCTGCAGGAATATTATTTAAATCGTATCCTGTGCTTTGGTTAACATAGCCGTTATATTGAGGAACAGGAGTTAGTGTTGTTGTTGCAGCAAAACCTGTTGCTCCACCTGTGTCAGTTGCAATAATGTTTGCATAACTGTAGTGACGTCCACCATTAGTAACTGTAACACCTAAGATACCGCTTGGAGTAGCTGCTACTGTAAAATTAGCACCTGTACCAGCCGTAGTACTATTAACTTGTACTGTTGCATACGTGTAGTTAGTACCAGGATTTGTCAGTGTAATACTATCAATAGTGTTACCTTGAGCACGAGTTACTGAAATAGCTCCGCCTGTGCTGTACTGATTTCCAGTAACAGTAACTGTTGGGTCGCTAGTATAGTTTTTACCTGGGTTTGTCAGAGTAACGGACTGAATTGGATATCCACTCAGAATAGGATTAACAGTAGCACCTGTACCACCACCGCCACTAATTGTCATAGTAGCAAAAGTATACCCGTGACCGCCATTAGTAATCACAATATCCGTAACACCGCCAGCAGTAATTGTAGCTGTTGCAGTGGCTTCATGACCATCGCCGTTAATTGTTACTGTAGGATTACTTGTATATCCACTACCTACGTTGGTAATTTCATACGATTGAATAAAGTTTTTCAGCGTGTGTACGGTTGCTGTAGCACCTGTACCATTACCACTAATCGTTACCGTTGCGTAAGTATATCCGCTACCAGCGTTAGTTAAGTTAATGTCCGTTACTGCACCAGCAACAATTGTTACAGTTGCTGTTGCACCTGTACCATCACCGTCAATTGTTGCAACAGCTGAAGTGTATCCACTACCAAGAGTATCCATATGCACTGCTGCAATTGGAGTACCTAAGTTAAGTGCGACCGATAATGTAGCGCCTGTACCACCACCACCAACTACTGTTGCGGTTGGTGCTGTTGTATAACGACTTCCAACGTTTGTAACTGCAGCTGAAGCAATGTTTCTGCCTGGGGGGACAACAATTGTTGCAGTACCGCCAGTACCATCACCTAAAAGCGTAACTGTTGCGTTGTTAGCGTAGTTATAACCACCATTATTAAGTGTAATTGATTGTAGAGCAGCACCTGCCAAAACGGGAGTAACTGTAGCACCTTCGCCGTCACCTTGCACGCTTAGTGTTGTAGACAGGCCTGAATAGCCACTACCTTGTGAAGTAACTGTAACTCCGCCCAATACACCTAACTTATATGAAAGTAAGTTGTCGTTTAAGTCAGCAAGTTTCCAGTCAGCCCCATCACGAACTAAGAACTTATTGCTTGTCTTAACAGGTGATGTAAGTGTTAAGTCTGCATCGCGTAACTCGCCTGCTTTGGTATTTGTGTAAGTACCTTGGCCAACTGTACCAGGAGTAACTCCATGACCGCTTACAAGCTTAATACCCTCTGCACGTTTAATATAAACTAATGAAGCTCCGTCAATAGAAATACCGTGACGCTGATCTTCAACAGAGATACTACGATTATTGCGACTAGTTCCACGAACAGCAGCCACATTAGCCATTGTAGTTAAAATAGTATCTGTGCGAGTAGTGCTATTTGTTAGCGAGCCACCGTCAAAGTAAAAGTAGTTATAGCCGTTAATACTTGCTGACGTACTAGATACTAAAGTTGTTTTTTCGTAACGTACACCGCTAACGTAGTAAACAAATTTTGTTTGTCCTGGCGCAGGAAAGATTGCTAAGGTTTTTGCAACTGCTGTTGTTTGATAAGCTGTGCCAGTAGCAAACTTTGAATCTTCGCGAACAGTAATAGTACCGTTTTTGTCGATTGAGTAAACTCGCGTACCATTGTCACTGTACTCAACCACACCACGAGTGTCAGGATGCTGATTGTCAAAACCAGTAGGATCATCGGTTGTGTTTGTAATTGTAGTACCGCTGATAACATCTAAAACACCGTCAATAACAGCGTTGTTATTGATATTAGTTGTACCAGTTGCGGCACCGATTTGAACATCAGTAGCTGCACCAGCAATATTTACTGTTGTAGCCGTTGCGTTAACAACATTGAAAGTTGTTTGGTTAGTGGTAATGTCACCACCTTTAACCTGCAAGTCCCCGTCAATAACAACATTGTTTTTAACAGTGGTTGTACCAGTTGCAGCACCAATATTAACTGCAGTAGCAGCACCAGCCAAATTAACTGTTGTCGCTGTTGTATTTGCTAAGTTAAATGTAGTTCCAGTAACTGTTAAGTCACCGCCATCAATATTTAAATCAGCGTCAACATCTAAGTTACCTGCAACACGGGTATTGCCAAGCGTAGAAGTGCCGTCAGTTGTAAGAGTAGAACCGTTTGTAAGATTTAAGCTACCACCACTGATATTAACAGTAGCACCGTTTTGAGCAGTATAGCTTGCATTTACGCCGCTAGCAACCAGAGGGCCACTAATTGTTCCGCCTGCTGCTGCATTAATAAACTGATCTACGTAAGCTTTTGTAGCTGCATGCAATGGGTCTGTAGGAGCTGCAAACAGGGTAAGCATACCCAACATTGCATCGCCGTCTTTAGACAAGAATCCTTCAGCACCAGTAGCAAAGCTACTCCAATTTGCGTTTGAACCGCCAGCTGGATTACTACCGCCAATAGTGTCAACGTTAGCGATAAACGAAGAGGCACCAGCCTTAACAACGTCATCTTTGTAATACTGGGTAGTACTAGTCCAGACGCCCATCCAACGAATACCTGAATTAAACTTCTGCCATTTGTTAGCAGCTAAGTCGGTATTAAAATCTGTGGAAGCGTGTGGTAAAATAGAGATGTAAGTGTTACCACCATAAGTGATAACTTCATCAGTTGCGTACTGTGTAGCAGTTGCCCATGTACCGCGCAGCTTAAATCCTGCAACAACCTTGTCCCAAGTAGCTGTAACTGTTGGGTTAACGTTTTGGTTGTCGGCTTTAGAACGATATAAAGAACCACCGTAACCAACGATTTCGTTGATTTTGTATTCGGTACCGCTAGACCATACGCCTTGATAAGAGAAACCTGAGCTATATACTTGCCACTTGGTAGCATCAGTAGGTAAGTTACCTGTTGTTACACCTAACGCAATATAAACATTGCCGCCGTAGCTAACAATATCGCCCTGGAAATATCCAGTAGCATTTACGTAAGTGCCTTTGTAGCTGTTACCAGCAGTTAACAATTCCCAGTTAGCTGCAACTGTAGGCAGTGTATTAGATTGTGTTAACTTTGAACGATAGATGTTGTTACCATAAACAACGATATCGTTTACATAATATTCTGTTACAGCACTATAGTTGCCAGTAAACTTAATACCGCCAACGTACAATTCCCAGAAACCTGTGTTGCTTGGAGCATTGCCAGTAGTCTCTACTTTAGCACGATAAATGTTAGCGCCATAAGCAACTAAGTCATTAGGTACATAAGCTGTAGCTTCGTTGTAAACACTGCGAGGGCTAACACCTTCTACAAATCTGTCCCAGTATGCAGTAACTGTTGGTAAGTTGTTTGTGCCGTCTTGTTTTGCAACATAGATAGAACCA